TTCGGCTCCTTCCGCATTGATGGTTGAGCCTCTGTACGCGATGATGCCAAAGGCTCCGGCATCATTTACTCCTGCCCCAGCCAAAACGTCTGCTGAGCTCCCCGCGCCTACAGCCATGATGCCGTGTTTATTGCCGCCTACGCTCGCGACATTAAACCGAAACAGCTGACCAATGCGGGGGAGAACGCCGCCCTTGGAAACACCGAAAGCAGGATACGAGTCGAAACCATAATCCGCTGCTGTGAAGTTGGTGGTTAGCGCAGTATGAGTAATTACAGTCTCGGCATCCGCACCCGCTATAGTTACCCACCCCATATCGAGACCACGAACAAGCACCTGCTCCGCCATTGTGAATCCTGCAAGCAGGTTAATTGTTGCTGTGATACCTGCACTGTCATAGACCGGCTGTAGCTTGCTCAGATACTCAAGAGCCGCGTTGATTGTCGGATAGTCTCCGCCGGTGCCGACAGTTACGAGGATATCGGCAGTTTGCAGGCTGGCTATGCCGCTTAAATCTTGATCGCCTGTATTCGTCCCGCTTAGATTGGGAGCTGATATGTCGCCGGAAAAAGTCTGCCCGGAAATAGCGGCTTTGTCGTCAAGCAGGTCATCAACTTCCGTCTTGGTGTAGGTTGTGTCTTGGTCGGCTTTGTCGTCCACTTCCGCCCGCGTAGGTGCAAGCTCCCAGTTACTCCCGCCGTCAGTATCGGGGTCAGAACTTCCGTCGCCGCCAACCTTCAACCGGTAAATTCCCGCAAGCGTAGTGACCACAGAGCCCTCAAAATACTCCTGAGCAGTGTTCCACTCTGCAATCCCGCGCTGATGAAGATAAGAAATTAGCTGACCGAGAGTAAACGCAAGACCGTTAAAGTCTTGTTTTGTTGGGTTTTCGTTTACGCCGACAAGCCCCCAGCCGCGCAGAAAGTCTGTCGTAATGTTGTCGTCAAGCGTGTCGGACTGCGCAGTATCTCCAAAAAATGGTGCGCTCCGTACTCAGCGCATCTGCCGCAAACGCCTCCAGGTTTCCGTTGTATCTATCAATTTTTCCCATTAGATCACCACCTTGTTTGCTAGCCTGCCTCCAGGCTGGTTTGTTAAGTCAAATTTATCCGCGAAGGGAAGAGAATTTAGGTTGTCAGCAAAGCCGAATGTCTCACCTGGTCCCGCTTGGATAACGACACCATACCTCACACCCTGCGGTTTCGGCAACAAGTCAAGACTAATTATTGCTCTTAGGTTGTCAAGATTGTACTGGGGCGACACGTAAAGCGTCAGCGTCATGCTTTTTTGTCGAGGACATAAGCCGCTCCGGCAAAAAGCGTGCTTACAACTTCCTGAATCGCCAGCCCTTGTTCGTCTACAAGGTACGGCCCGCCGACGTTTTTTGCAATACGAGCGCGAATAAAAAACGGTAGGCTGTGTCGTCAAGCTGCAAATCTGTATAAGCCCGCTCAAACTTGTCCTGAAATAGTGCCCTGTCTGGCAGCGGCGAAAACTTATCGTCAAAGCCGCGAGAGTTTGGGTTCCCGTCAAAGCCAAAAGCTATTTTCGGCAGCGCAAAAGGGATTATCCGTTTTATGCCAACGATGCGCCCGATGATATCCAGCCGATCACCCGTTGCATTATCAAGATCAAACTCTTCGCTAAAAGAGTCAATCCATTCAAACGTCTTGCGCCATGCGCCTGCCTTCATTCCGATCTCGGCGGCTGCCTTTGGCTTCTCCCAATATTGTTTTATTAGGAGGCTGACATATTCGGACTCAAAACTCATGGTGTAATCTCCGTAACAGTAACGTCTGCGGCGTCAAGTGTAAACTTCTCATTTGGAGCCGTCAGGACGCTTCCATCTGTCCACGAAGAGCCCTCGTCTATGCTGACTTCAAGGACCGTAGGTATAAAATTATCACCCGCGTTAAATACCAACCGGTAGAGGTCGTTTGCCAACAGGTTTTCTCCAATAACAAAGACCCGCTTCGCTATTTCCTGCGCGATAAGTGCGTCATCGACAGGATCAGCCGCATCCTTTCGTGTCGCGGTCAGCCGCACCCATACCGGCACAAGAGAAGGTCTGTCAAATGTCATGTCATGCACAATGACAAACGTTGATCCGTCAGGCCGGAGAACTGATTCGTTAAAGGTACCAGTTACCGCGCCGACCATCCCTTTGCCGCCAGTTTTGTTTTTAGTCATCGTCTCAACGATACCAGATACCGCGCAGCCCTCAACCACAACCCATAAGCTGTGCGCCGGGATGCCGTCTGCGTCTGTGACATCCGTGTCGTTTTCATATACCGCCACATCGGTGACGCTGGGCAGGTTTGCCAGAGCCGTGAACAGTCTTCCGGTGCTTGATGATTGCGGAGTTTCGAGTGATCGATTCCGCCGAACGCGTAGCTCTTGGTCAGTTTCCTCATCTATTCCAACGACAGCAGACAAAGCATTCGTGACCGACAGCACCCCGATAACCACCGTTACAGGATTAATCACGGTGGCAGGGTCAGCCTCAACCGCCCCGAAGGTTTCCGCAAAAAGTGTTACAGTTGTTTCGCCTGCAATAATATCAATAGCATTGAGCGTAGTCCATGCCTGCCCTAAATCATCCTCGACGGCGTAATCTTCCGGCAGTGTCAGCGGTCTATCGGTCGTCACTTCAACATCAACTTGCGATCTTGTTGCGGGCCTGCGCGTAATGCCGGACAGTTTAATGATGCTGTTGAGGGACTGGCCAAGCGCAAAGTCTGGATCGCGTTGGTTGTATTCAAGTGCTCCGAATGATTGAGCATCAAGAACAAGTTGCGCCTCGATTGCTACCCTCTGGCCATCTGGGCTGTCGGGGTCAAGGTTGATGTCTTCGCCATAAATAGACCGATAGCCCGCTGCCAGTTCGTCATAAATTTCCTGGAAAGTCTGAACCTGTATTCCGTCAGGCGTGAATTTTGGAAGCGTCATGCTGTGAACTCCATTGTCTGAGGGTTAGACGCGCCGAAAACGTCTGTATATCTGATGCGGATTGTAACACCTCGGTCGCTGTCGCGTCCAATGATTTTAAGTTCCTGGATTGACAGGACTCCCTCGGTCTGCATGACAGTAGATTCAACAGATCGAAGAATCCGCTTTTCGGTGCCGAGATTGCCGAGAAGGGTTAGCCAATCAATCCCGATCTCGGTGTCAAGATACCAATCTCCAAGGAACGACCGAAGCCGCGTGAGGATATTTTGTGCAATGGCATCAGCGTTGCGTTTATAAACAGCTCGACCCTTGCCAAATCTCCAATCACGGTTGCTGTCTAGTCCTGAAACTCTCATTACTGTGGCCCTCCTGTTGTCCCGCCGCTATCTCCCGGGTGGGTGTGAGTGCTAAGGCTGATGCCACTGGCAACAACATCAGCTGTAGTCTCTATAGATACGCTAGCCGTCATCGCACCACCAGCCAATCCGGTATAATTACCCGCTGCGATTGTTCCCAGGCATGTTATATTTCCTGTAACCGTTACGTTACCGTCTACATGTAAATCTCCGATTATCGTCTGGTTCCCCGTCTGCGTCCGGTCCCCCTGGTGGGTATGATCCCCGTCAGCGTTAGCGTCTCCGGTTTGCTGGATAACGCTCGGGATGGTAAGCGCCCCGGCTTGCGGATTGATCCCAACAATGGCAATTCCGTCGCTGTAGTCGTGCATCCGAAACTCTGCCGGGTCTTGGAAATCTGACCCGGAATACCATCGGTCGAAGCATCTCTCAGTGAGTATCAAAAGGCAATAATCGCCCACGGCTATAGGGTGCGCGGTATAACTGCCGCCGCCCTGCATAAAAAAGAGGTGGTACTTTTGTAAATTGTGGAAGTGTTATCGACTTGCCGTCAACCACACGGTTAATAACAGGCTGCACGCTAATCGTTTTTGCTTGCACCGCCGTAACCTTGGCAATGGTAGCAGTGTGCAAATTCGACAGTGCCTCGCCGATTGCATCAGCTATTATATCAGTTAATCGGAGTTTTTCCTTCATAGCGTTTTAGTTCCGGCAGCGAGAGTTCCGGTGCATGTCTGTGTCCATGCGTCTCCGTAATTGTCCCCGCTGTATGATATTGTTTCAATGCGGTATATCCCGTCAAGGTGCGGCGCTGTGGCGCTCTTGAGGCTCGCAAGCCCTCCGATTTTTA